CCTGTATGCATTTCCTGAGCTGTGGCTCCGCCATGTTGGGAAGCAGTTGCTTGATAAGCTGGACGGAGTAATCCTCCTTGCGCGGGTCTGAAATCGACGAAACGAGATTGGTCATCATCGTCGAGTCCTGCCCGGCGGCCCTTGCGGCCTCGGCGGCCTGAGCCAGCTCCTGCATGGATATGCTCTGGGTGCGCTTGCCCATCTGGCGATCCCATCCGACCTGAACGACGGACCATCCGTAATGTAGCATGTAATCCGCCAAGAGCTCGGCTTCGCGGTGCATCTCGAGCTTCATCTTGGTCTCGATCAGCCACCTCATGAGGTTCGTAGCAGAGGCCGCGGCCATGGTGTCCATTATCTCCGTGCCTCCGACCTTCAGGGTGCAGGACTTGAAGGCATGCATGAGCATCGCCTTTTGCTCGTTGATAAGCCTATCAACCAACCTGCAACGGACGTCGGAGGCACCCTCGAAAGGGAACGCCGGGTCTCCGTCAGGGCGGGCGTAGCTGTGCTTCTTCCCGTCATCGGTCTGTCCCGGCCAGCGGGCAAGTCGTATGTCGTCGGAGTAGACCATCTTGGACACCATCGTGCCATGGAACGCCGAGCGCTGGTATTCATTCAGCAGGAACTGAATGTCCGGCACCCGCTTGTGATACGCCAGCTGGTCGCGCTGGTTCGGGTGGTCCTTATACTTGATTTGAGCCATTGGTATTTTTGGAAATGTGTTCGATCAGGTCGTCGCGGTAGAACATGAACTGCCCTCCGGAGGTCCTGTAAGTCTTCAGCACCCCCTTGCGCCGAAGGCGAAGAAGGGTAGACTTGCTGAGGTTGAATATCTGGTTCGCCTCGGTAAGGCGAAGCAGGGGCGGGGTTCCCGCTGGAACGTTAATCATGGTCAATAGGTTCCTCCGCCGAGGGCCTTGTACGACTTGTCGTCGGCGTAGTTAGGTTGCATGACGGCAAGATATCGAAGGACGTCTATCGGGTCCTTGCTCGATCCCTTCTCTCCGTCTAGCCCTGTCCATTCGCGCAGGCACCATATGGTGTTTATGCAGCTCTCGGCTATGTAGAGCTTCGGCTGGTTGACGGCGCTTATCGGGTTGTTCTGGTCGTAGGAAAACCAATCGTTAAGTATTCCTATCCCTTCTTCGAGCCTTAGGCCGGCGGCCGGCGTGAACCACATCGGGTTCGGCTCGTCTTCTAAAAGCTGTATCAGGGTGACGCCGCCCTCTTTGTTTATCGCGGTAGCGTTGCCGGCCCTAGGGTCTATGTATCGCTCGAATATCTCTTCGTCGCCTTCAAGGGAGCGTATGTGCTCCTTCATTTCAATGACGCCCATGCCGGCTCCCTGCCTCTGGGCCGGGCCCGGCTTTCCGTCTGGCTTGTCTCCGTTAAGCGCCCACTCGCCCATGCTTATGTCGGGCCATTCCCTGTAAATGTATCGGTTGCCTTCCTTATCCACCCTCATCCAGCACATGAACCAATTTCTAGCTCCAGCAGGGTCAACCGCCATATAATTGGTTCCCTCTGCCGGGACCTTGCTGTCTGGTATGATGTTGGGTTCTCCGAACCTAGGAAACTGAGACCCTGACAGAGACTCAGCCCATCCGTATGCGCGGATTTTGATTTCGTACGGGCCTCGTCCGCGTAGCGCCAACTTGATCTGTTCAAACGGAGAGTAGCTGTTGAGTATCGAGTGGAACCATATGACGTTTGCCGACCCTTTTATGCATGCGGCGGTGAAGGGCATATGCCCCTTCGGTATGTTCGGGACGTTCTGCGTGTCCGGCAACAGGTCGGCCTTGAGGGTCTTTTTGAAGCGGCACCCGGCAACATACTCCTTAACGACGGGCGTATATCCGGTGATAGGAGTGAACGTCAGGATCATCTTGCCGGACCTAGTCACAAGTCGGTAGCGAAGCGTTTCGACCCAATCAGGCGGAACGAGCTCATCGCACCAGATCATGTCCGGCTCACCACCTTCGATGACCTTCTTCTCCTGTCCGTAGTTCATGAAGAAGATCTGCGACCTGTTGGGCAGGACGAAGGTGGCGTCTGTGAACCCGTTCTTCTGCGAGTATTGGATGTTGGTTACCTTGGTCTTCTTGGCGTTCTTGTACTCGGGCGGCATGTACTTCCATATGACCGCCTGTTGCATCTGGATGGAAGTTTGAGAGGTAGTATGCAGGCACCACACGCGCGAGTTGGGCCGGGTGCACAGTAGTTGCATTATGCGCTTTGCCGCGTACTCCGTCTTCCCGGCTCGGTTGCCACCCATTATGAGCAGTTCGTTGCCGGCCATCAAAAGCTGGTCGGCCTCACGCCAATGATCCGGCTCAAAGCCATGCCTGTACGGGTCGAGCTCTTCGGCCTTTATCTTCTCTTCGCGCCTCTTCAGGACCTCATAGGTAGCCTCAGGTCCTATCTCGCGAGCCAGATCAATCACGTCATCCTTGCTTGGGGTATGGATGATCGGGTGCTTGGTCACCATTATCGGCGACTCCTTGCTACCTATGTTGATCTGCTCGAAGCTCATCGTTTATGGTCCATACGTCGGTCTGGTTCTGCGATAGATCCTTCCGGCCTGACGGATCGACCTGTTGAGGGCGGCCTCGTCGTTGGTCGGCCATCCTTCTTGCGCGGCAATGTACGTTCCGACTAGCGGCACCCCGTTCTCGAATTTCATCGTCGAGAAAGTCACCCCGCCCACCTTGAACGTCGGCCTGTGCGGGAAGAACTCTTTGCCCGAGTGCGTCTGTCTGGCGGCCGTGAGGCCGCCATCGTTTTTCTTTTTCTCGCGCTCCTTGCGCTCGTATTGCCTGACAAGGGTCCTGTACTTCTGCATCCCGGAGCCCCATCTGACCGCATTAAGCTGATCCCTGAACGTGGAATTGATCCCTAGCTCGATGCCCCTTTTTGGTCCGCCAGCGGCGACGATGCCATCAGCCCCGGACCCCAACGAGGTGTACCCCCCTTTTCTTTGCCCGCCGGCGGCGATAATCCCGGCCGCGCCACCGCCTATGCTCTGGGTGGATCCCATCTTTACGCCACCCCTGTCCGTTATGCTCTGTGCGGACATTCCCTCTGACATTGAATTAAAGTAGTCGCGCTGGGATTGCACGTAGGCCGCGCGGTTCTGGGAGGCCCTGAAGTTATCTACCTCCTGCCCGCGCCTGTAGTCCTCGGTGGCGAAATGCTTCTCCATCGCCTCCGCCGTGTCGGGGCTGGTGTCATTCTGCTGGCTGGCGCGAGACTCCTGAGCCGACCGCATCTCTCGGTATGCCTCCCGGTTGACGGAGCTGTTCATATTCAGCCCGTCGGCTCCGTCGTCTTTCTTCGCCATTACTTACAGCACTTGTAAGACTTCCAGCTCTTGCCGGTGGAGCACTTACTGTCTTTGCTTTTGTTCTTCATGTTTGCGTTGGATTAGGCTGAAAAGTTTGTGGGGGCTCTCCGGGCGTTGCGAGCAGATTAGCTTTCCGCCCTTCCTGTCGATGGACACCGCCGCGCCCGGATAGAACAGCCGGGCGTTGGCGACGATGACGTTGTGGCTCTTGCCGTCGATCAGGACAGTCATCAGCTTCTGATTGGGCCAATTGGTCCGGGAGACTATGGCGGCCTTCGGCCAGCTGTCTTGAGGCTTCAGGTCTATCTGGAAATGGGCCAAGACCTTCGCCAATCCTACTTCGGTGAACGCCACCGGGCACATGTGCTCGGGCTTGTCGCCTTGCCTGACGCGGTTCCAATCGGTTCCGGGTTGCAGGGAGTCCCGCCGGAAACGGGTCATCTCATCGCGAGGCAATCCATACCGCGCAACGAGCTCCTTCTCAGTCTGTGTGGGAGTCATAAAGTGAGCTGACAAAGGCTTCGTCTATCCAAGGCGCCGGGCAGATCTTCACTCCGACGAAGGGGCTGACGTGCCGGCACTTGACGACCTGACCGAAGACGATCTGGGAGTCGTCGTGCCAGAAGCCTTCGCGCGTCATGATATCGCAGACAGTCTTGGGCAGGTTGTCCCAATCCGGTTTGACCGGGTGTGGATGGCTCTTGCCCTTGTCGCCCTTGTTCAGGGGAAAGGCAAACACCAGCCTGAGCCAAAGCGGGCCTTCAAGCGGCTTGTCCGGCTTGTACCGGCGGATCTGCATGGCGAACTGTTCGCCCCATTGCTTGATCCGTGATTTCGAGCTCTTGCCGATAAACTGACGTCCGTCCTTGGTGCGCATGATCCTCAGGTCGGCCTGATGGGTCGTCCTGATGGGTTCTATGCCGACGACGAAATTAGGCCTGAGGGGATCGCGACCAACGAGCTCGTCGTTTGACATGTGTCGAAATATCTGGACCATCCGGAGCCATGTCAAATGATAATGGAAGGTTGGATACAAACCCCAGCTCCGACCACAACGCCTCGCGAGTAACCGAAGAGCGCAAGCAGGCCGTGCGGGAGCTGTTGAGGGCCGGCGTCACGATCGACGAGATCGCCAAGTCCCAGCGCATGTCGCCGAACAACGTCATGGCCATCAAAAGGTCGATGCCGGAGTCCACCGGCCTGAATGACGAGTTCAAGGCCGCGACTGTCCGGAACCTGAAGAGCTTCGTACAGCAGGCCAGCCAGAAGCTGGTCGATGAGCTTGACCAACTGCACGTCTCCCAGATCCCGATCGCCATGGGTATCGCCATTGACAAGATACAGGCCCTCCAAGACCAGCCTCAGGCGGTCGTCGAGCACAGGTTCACAGTAGACCATGCCTCGCTGGACAAATTGCTCAAATCTCGGGGTGAGGACTTAAGGAAGTCCAAGGAGGTCATCATCGACGGGGAATTTGAGGCCGTGAAGCCGGCTGATACCGCCAAATTCCTCAATTGGGCTAAGGATCCCAAGGGGTCTTTTTTGGAAATAAAGGATGAGTCTGCTAACCCGTCAGCGTATAGCGCGGAGGGAGAGAGCCGACCCCCCCCTCCCCCTTAAGATAGGTCAGGTCATCAGGATTTGATTTCGCACAAGATCCATTATGTCTAATCGATGACACAATATCGGTCCAAAGGTCATCATTACGTGGTCTGACCGGCCAATAGATCAGTTAGCCACTTGACATGGGGTCCTTCTTTGAGAGGCTACCAGCAAGGGGTCACGCGTCGATATCGATACTGACTCAATCCCAATCGGCTCAGGACGTCGAGCTAAGCGCTAACCGGTAGTAAGCTCGTCCTTGGCTTGATCGGGCTTCCTGAGGCATCCTAGGCACCTGAAACGAGCCATGGGAAGGACGACCATATCCTCTATCGCATTAGGGTCATCTGGCCGGTCTGTGCGACCGGCTTGGATGACCTTCGGGTAGAACTGTTCGACGCCTACCTTGGCATACCTGACCTTATCTGTCTTGGCGCAATGGACGACGAGGAAGGCTGGCCTGTCGGTCATGTTGCTCAGGTCCATCAGATAGTCCCAC